AAAACGATCCACATACTGTAATCCTCATCACTCTGGCGGGATGCCAAACATGGACCTGGAAACACTGAAAGAAGCGCTCGGGGACGAGAAGTTCGCCGCGCTCAAGACCTACGTGGACGACCTCACGGGGCAGCGCGACGCTGCCCGCAACGAGTCGATCACGGGTCGCAAAAAGCTCAAGACCGATCTTGAGGCTGCGCAATCGCTGGCCACCAAAGCCATGGAAAAGCTCGGCATCGATTCGGCCGAGGAGCTGGACGCGCTGCCCGACGCCAAGGGGCAGGGCGATGCGCTGCGACAGGTGCAGACCGCCCTGAAGCGCGCGGAGCGCGAGCGCGATGAAGCCCGCGCACTGGCAGAGGATGCCACCGGCAAGCACAAAGCCTCCTTGCAAAAGGCGGCCATTGCCGAGGCACTCGGTGGCCATGAGTTCATCGCTCGTGACATCGTGGAAACGTTCGTGAGCGGCCGTCTCGCCTGGGAAGGCGACGACCTGCTGTTCAAGAGTGACGACGGTCGGCTGATGCCGATCAAAGACGGAGTAGCCGGGATCGCCAAAACGCGCCCCGAGCTGCTCAAGCCCACCGGCTCGGGAGGAGCTGGCGTTCGCCAAGGCAATGCAGGAGGCAATGCCGGGGCAAAAACCATGACGCGCAGCGCGTTCGAAGCCGCAGACCCTGCGACCCGAATGGCGCACGCCAAGTCCGGCGGCCAAGTGGTCGAAGGATAACCAACTCACCCATACCGGAGGCTTTACACCATGTCAAACGTACTCACCAACCTGGCCGCAGACATCTACCGCGCGGCCGATATTGTCGGTCGCGAAGCGGTCGGCTTCATCCCTTCCGTGACGATCAACGCAGGCTCCGAACGCGCCGCAGTCGGTCAGTCTGTGCGCTCGTTTTTCACCCGTGCGGCGACGGTAGGGGACCTCTCGCCGTCCATGACGATCCCCGAGGGGACAGACCAGACGGTTGACAACAAGACCCTGACCCTGACCAAGCAGCGCGGCGTCCCGATCCCATGGACCGGCGAAGACATCCGGCTGGTTAACGGGGGCGCCGGCTACGAAACGATCTATGGCGACCAAATCGCGCAAGCCATGCGCGCAATCTGCAACGAGATCGAAGCTGACCTTGCGACCGAGGCCTATCAAAACGCTTCCCGCGCCGTTGGCACCGCTGGAACCACTCCGTTTGGCAGCAACCTTGACCTCGTTGCCGATGCGCGCCAGATCCTGTTTGACAATGGCATGCCGGTCAACGACGGCCGCTTGTCTCTGGTGATCAACTCGCTGGCTGGCACGAAACTGCGCAAGCTGTCGAGCCTGCAGAAAGTCAACGAGTCCGGCGACACACGTCTTCTCCGCCAGGGCACGCTGATTGACATCCTCGGGGCCATGATCAAGGAATCCGGACAAGTCCAATCGCACACCAAGGGTGCTGGCACTGGCTACGATTTCGTGACCGCTGGTGAGGCAATCGGCCAGACGACCCTGAGCGTCGAAGGCGGCACGGTCAACACCACCGGCATCAAGGCAGGCGACGTCATCACCCATGCCGGCGACTCCGTGAATGCCTACGTGGTCAACACTGGAATCACCGCAACCTCTGGCGACATCGTGATTGGCTCCCCCGGCCTTCGCGTTGCCGGCGCGGACGCCAACGAAATCACCATCGGCAACAGCTACGCCGCGAACGTGATGCTGCACCAGGCGGCCGTTGAACTGGCCATGCGCGCGCCAGCTAAGCCTGCCGGCGGCGACGCTGCGGTGGACGTGATGATGGTTCAGGACCCGCATTCCGGGCTGGTGTTCGAAATCAGCGTCTACAAGGGCTTCAACAAGGCAATGATCTACGTTGCCGCGGTGTGGGGCAAAAAGGCCTGGAAGCCCGATGGCATCGCCATCGTCATGGGCTGATAGCCAATGACCGACCAACTGGCAAAGCCGGTGAAGGTCTGCCGCGACGGCCCTCGCGGATGGCACTGGATCGCTGCTGTTCATTACGACCCGGCGATCCACAAGCTGTACGACGAGGCGCCCGCAGTCACAGCAGACCAGACCAAGCAGCCCGAGCCCAAGCGGCGCGGGCGCCCGCCCACCAAGCCCCCCACGGAGAGCAACCATGTCAACAGCTGAAAACGCAAAACTGCAATACGAGGCCGGGCAGAATGCCGTGGCCATGACCGCCCTGTCAAACAGCGGCGACGAGACGACCTTCACCAGCGCGGCATCGCTCTGGTCCGGGAAATCCGGCTATTCCCCCGTCGTGCGCCCGAACGGCGTGCTGACCGGCGGCGCTGTCACCGTCCACGCCACCAACGACAAGGTGACCGTGGCCGCGCTGACCTGCAACCTGCAAGGCGTCGTGACCTCGGTCGCGGCTGGCGAGGCGACGATCACGCGACCGGCGAGCGACAAGGCGAAGGTCTGCTCTGTGACGATCAATTCGTCTGGGGCGATTGCTGTCGTGGCCGGAACCGATGGCGCAGGGACCACGTTCAGCGAGACGCGCGCAGCCGCAGGTGGCCCGCCCTTGATCCCGGTTGATTCAATCGAGATCGCACAGGTCCGGGTGACAACCAGCGCCGCCGGTGCTGTCGCTTCCACGGAGATCTATCAGGTGGTCGGCCTGCACCGCGAGCGCGCTGACTTCCCGCTCTGGACCGTCAACTATGACGAAGGCTCCGTGACCTTCATGGCCGCGCTGCCCGAGATCCACACCGGCACGGTGCCGAAAAAGGTGTATGCCAGCTATGCCGCGCCGATCTTCGGCGAGATTGCGCTGGCCTCTGACTTCATCCCGCCCGAGACGTCGCATTCCGTGACGTCCACGCAGGTCTACGGCACCACGCTCGGGGCAACATCGTCCACGCTTGGTCAGGGCAGCTTCACCGCTTACCTGTCCGATGGCGTGTCCGATGCCCTGGTCGCGCTGAAGAACGAAACGCTCTGGTTCAAGTTCTACCCGGATCGCTACGCATCGCCGTACTTGCTCGCCCAAGGCAAGCTCGGCATTTCGCGCACGTTCCCGGCTGGCGACGCGATCCAGGCAGCCTGCACGATCAGCGCCGCTTCGCCTGCCGTTGAGGTGTCCTGATGGCGTTCAACGCTGAAAAGTTTGAGCGTGCCAAGCTGGAGCCGCGCCGCGCGAAGGTGCCGGTTCCAGCGCTGGCCGCATTCTTCGACGAAGGCGAGACGCCGGAATGGGAAGTGCGCGGGCTGTCCGCCGTTGAATTGCATAAGGCGATGGAAGCCGGGAAGCGGCAAGGATCAATCGAGGCAATCGTCAAAGCCATCGCTGCGAACCAGGATCAGGCTGGCGCGGTTCGCAAGGCGCTTGGGCTGACCAAGGACACGCCGGGCGAGATTGCCAAGCGTCTGGAGATGCTGGTCATGGGCAGCGTATCGCCCACGATCGAACTGCCGGCCGCTGTGAAGCTGGCGGAAAACTTCCCGATCGAGTTCCTGAGCCTCACGAACGAAATCAGCGAACTGACCGGGAAGGGCGCAGAACTGGTAAAGCCTCAAGCCGCCTCGCAAGCGACGACAGCCTCAGAGTCTCCATGACCCTGCTGGAAATGCGTGGCGGCTACCTTTACCAGCACCGGCCCGATGTGATCCCGCAAGGGTATTTGACCGACGAAGAACTGGCGCTGTGGAGCGCCTACTACGAGCGCAAATCTGCGAGCAAATAATGGCCGACATTGCCAAAACCGTCGCGATCATCTTCGAGGGCACGAACAACACGGGCGGGGCGCTGGCCGGCGTTGAGTCTGGGATCAAGGGCATCGGCACTGAGGCCGGATCGGCAACAAGCAAGGTCGATCAGCTTGACACGCAGGTTGACAAGCTCGGCAGGAACTCCGGAGCGATGGATTCTTTGGCGAATGCGTTCAAGGCGCTGGCCGCTGCTGTCGTCGTGAAGGAATTTATCGACGCAAACGTCGAAATGGAGAAGTTCACGCGCGGGATGACGCTGCTCAAAGGCAGCGCGGAAGGTGCCGGCGTTGAGTTTGAATACATCCGCGAACTGTCCCGCAAGCTCGGCCTTGAGCTGTTCACCACAGCAGACGCCTACACCAGCCTGACAGCCGCCACCAAGGGAACCAGCCTGCAGGGACAGGCCACGCGCGACATTTTCGAGGCTGTGTCGATTGCCATGTCCTCGCTGGGCAAGTCCAGCGCAGACACGCAGGGCGCATTGCTGGCAATCTCGCAGATCGTCAGCAAGGGGACCGTGAGTATGGAAGAGCTGCGCGGTCAGCTTGGGGAGCGCCTGCCAGGTGCTTTCCAGATTGCCGCAAAGGCAATGGGCATGTCCACGCAGGAACTGGACAAGTTCATCAGCAGCGGCAACCTGACCGCCGAAGTGTTCATTCCGAAGTTCGCCGCCGAAATAAAAAAGACGTTCGGCGATGTACGCGACATGGAGGGATTCACGGCCAGCCTGAACCGGATGAAGAACTCGCTGAGTGATGCTTATATTCAGATCGGGGATACCGGCGTTTTTGATCTGCTGACAAAAGGCATACAGATTGCCACCGCGTCTGTTACCGGCATCATTGCTGCGTTCAAGGCGTGGGGCGAGATACTCGGCACGATTGCCGGTGCTATTGCATCAGGTGACTTTTCGGGCGTGGGCGATGCTGTTGACGCAGCAATGCAGAAAGCCGCGAACAGCACGCGCGACGCATCCAATGCCATGCTTGGCATCAAGGAGGAAACGAAGAAAGCCGAGCAAGCCGTCGAGGAATATGGCGATGCCATGTCTCGCCGGATGAAATCCGGCGCAGGCGCTGCGCTTGATCTGAAAAAAGCCACCGAGGATGTAAACAAGGCGCTAAAGGAGTTGGGCCTCGATCCAAAGCAATTTGAAAAGCCTGTTGAGAACATCATCAAGGCGTTTACCGACCTTGCAAATAACCCGATGTTCAAAGACGGGAAGGGCGGCGCTGAAATCCTTTCCGGCCTTCTTGTCACTCTGGACGCAATAGCGGGCGGTCCAGGTGGCGCTGGAGCAATCAAACAAGTTTCTGATGCCATCGAGGCGGCTTATAAAAAAAGCGCATTGAGCGCGGACCAGTACGCCGCCGCCACGCAGGCCCTACAGGTCAAGCAGTCCGGCCTGTGGGACGGGATGATCCGCACCACGGGCACGATTCAGGACCAGAAAAAGGCCCATGATGAGGCGGCGAAGGCCGCCGAGAAGGCGCTGGACAACACGCGCAAGTATTACCTTGAGCTGGAAAAGATGGCCAGCAACGAGCGGATCAAGCTGATTGAGGCCAAGGTCACATTGAACGTGGCTGAGCTGCAATACAAGACGGAAATCGTCAAGGCGGCTTTTTCCTCTATCGACAACTCGGTCGAGTCCACCGGCAAGCTGCTTGGCGACCTGTTCAAGCTGTTGGACAACCCAAGCCTGACGTTTTCCGAGCAGTGGAAGCTTGAGGACCAGATCGCGCGCGAGAACGCGAACCGCGAAAAGGCATTCGAGCTGCAGAAGAAACTGACCGAGGCGACCATCGAGGAAATCACTGCCCGCACCAAAGCATTCCAAAGTGGCGATGCGCTGATCAAAATCGACGGCGCAGGCCTGCAGCCGCACCTGGAGGCGTTCATGTGGGAAATCCTGCGCACGATCCAGACGCGCGTGAACGCCGACGGCCTGAAGCTCCTATTGAAC